AGAATGTTCCTACTGACCCAGCTAAATGGTCTTATTACAAATCACAAGCAAAAGAAAAGTTCGATGTATACCCATCAGCATACGCAAATGCTTGGGCAGCAAAACAATACAAAGATGCAGGTGGTGGTTGGAGAAAATCAGAATCAGTAAACGAAGAAATAGATGGTTTAAAAAACGCTAAGGACCTATTAAAATACCCACATACAATAGAAGATATTGAATATAGGAAAACCAGTAGAGGTGATAAGTTTGTTAAGATAATTTACAAGAAAAAATATGTACCTGGTAAAATGATGGATACTGGTCCACATTTCGTTTCTGTATTTTATACTGATGAAAAAGATTTACAAAATATTGGTAAAGCTTTGAAACTAAAACTAAAAGAATCAGTAAAAGAAGCAACTCCAGAAGAAGAAGATGAATTTCACAGAAAGTTAGATAAGTTAGTTCATAAAACATTTGGACATAGTTCTGATGAAAAAAAGATGAACGAAGCATATGTTGTAATGTACGCTAAGAAGAAAGGTGAAAAACCAGCCGCAGCGGCATACAGAGATAAGGATATGGCATTGAAGTTCGAAAAGGACTTGAAGAAAGATGGTTACATCACAATGATGGTTAATAAAAAAATCAAAGGTGTTGATGAATCAGTAAACGAAGCAAATGGGACTTACTTTAAAGCCGCATATGAAGCAGCTGAATACGCAAAGGAAATGGCTGAGAAAAAAGGTTATCAAATTGATGGAGATGATTGGCAAACTCAAATCGGATTTGGTGGTAAGTATGGTAGATTACGACCTGGTGTTGGTAAAACACATTCATTCTCAATTGGATTAACAAAGAATGGTAAACCACAAAGAAAAGCATTAAACATTTCATTATATGGAATGGACAGGGGCTATGAATTAACATACTATATAAACTAAGTAAATACTATGAAAATAAATGAAGGTATATTATACAATGTAGATAATAAAATAGCTCTACATAAAAATCCATATAGATATGGTTCTACTAAATTTTTTGAATACTATAATGATTTGAGAAAACTTAAATTAGAAACGGTATCAGAAGATTTAGATATGTTCCTAAGTTCTGATATTGGAAAGGTTGGGAGATATGAAGGTAAAGATGTTCTTTTAGATTTCCCAATGTTAGTAGAAGCAGAATATCAAGGTAGAGATGTTGACCTTAATAAACCAATGAGAAACAATAGTGGTGGTGGTAAGTTTAAAGTATATGTAAAAGACCCTAAGAGTGGAAACATTCGTATGATTAAATTTGGTGCAGATAGTGGTGGTGGTAAGTTAGCAGTTAAGTTAAAAGACCCAGAAGCTAAAAAAGCATTTGCTTCAAGACATAATTGTGAACAAACAAAAGATAAAACTACTGCATCATATTGGAGTTGTAGATTACCTCGTTACGCAAAATCATTAGGACTTAGTGGTGGTGGAAAGTGGTGGTAATCCATATAATGAATTAGATAAAGGTAACAACACTTACATCAGAGAGTTCTCAGTAGATACTGATTCATCAGAGTTGGTATGGCATAGAGATAAAGAAGATAGGGAAGTTACAATATTAGAAGGTAGGGGTTGGAAATTTCAATACGATAACGAACTACCATTTGAACTAAAAGAAGGTGATACAATCAGTATCAAAAAGTTAGAGTATCATAGAATTATAAAAGGTGATACCAATCTAAAAATAAGTTTATTAAAAATAGTTTGATATTTATTATAAACATATTTACAAAATCAAAAAAACATTATTATGGGCACATTTATAATTATCGTATTGGTATCTTTAGTTATCACATCAATACCAATCATACTAAAAAAATTAATTAACTACAAAGATGAAGATGGTGATTTCATTCCTGATGTTATCGAAGATAAAGTAGAGGAAGTTAAAGAAGAAACCAAACGTAGAGTTGAGAGAGTAAAAGAAGAACTCAAAGATGTTAAAAAATCTGCAAAAGATTTGGGTGGACAACTTACCGATGTTGTTGAAGCCGCAGCAGGTTCTAATAGAAAGGGTAGAAAAACAAATAAGGTAACAAAGAGTTCTCTTAGAGAAAAGAAAAAATCAGAATTAATTAGATTAGCTAAAGATGATTTTGAAGTAGAATTGGATTCTAATTTAACAAAAGTTAAGTTGGTTAATAAAGTATATGAGTTATACCATAAAAAATAACATATTATGGGGTATATTAGTGATATAAAGAATGTTTTAATAGTAATTTTAGTTATAATTATTATTTTCCTAAGTCAATGTAATGGTGGTCGTGGTGGTGGTGTAGGGCCAGGAACAATTATATCAGATACAATCATAGAATGGGATACAGTTACATTTGAAAAAGAAGTTTATATTCCTAAATGGAAAACTAAAACTGAAACAATCATAGATACAATAACTGAAACTGATACAATAACACTACCAATAGATACAGCATCGGTAATTGGTGATTTCTATACAAAATATTACTACTCAGATACAATTAACATAGATACTATTGGATATGTTATTGTAGATGATACCATATACCTAAACAAAATATACTCAAGAAATATACTTTCTAAATTTAACATACCATCTCAAACAATAACAAATACAGTATTCTTAAATAAAACTGAATTCTATGTAGGTGTTGGAGTTGCGGGTGGACTTTCCCAACTCAGTTATGTTGGTGGTGAGTTTTTACTTAGAACTAAAAAGAGAAGTGTTTATGGTGTAGGTTTAGGTATCGACCAAAATTTAAAACCTATATTGACTGCAAGAATGTTTTGGAAACTTGGCAAATAAATTATGAGTAAATCAATAAAAGAACTTATCAGAGAAGAGTATGTAAAATGTGCTCAAAATCCTGTTTACTTCTTTAAAAAGTATTGTTACATCCAACATCCTAAAAGGGGTAAGATACTTTTTAATTTATTCCCATTCCAAGAAGATGTGATGGATGAGTTCAACGAACACCGATTCAATGTAATTCTTAAATCCCGTCAGTTAGGTATCTCAACACTTTCAGCTGGATACGCATTATGGATGATGTTATTCCACGAAGATAAAAATATCTTAGTAATTGCAACCAAACAAGAAGTAGCAAAGAACTTAGTTACTAAAGTTAGGTATATGCATGAAAACTTACCATCTTGGTTAAGAGGTGATACTATAGAAGATAACAAACTATCACTTAGATTGGGTAATGGTTCAACAATCAAAGCAACATCAGCAAGTGGAGATGCTGGTCGTTCTGAAGCATTATCAATGTTGATTATAGATGAAGCCGCATTTATCAAAGGTATAGATTCAATATGGGCATCAGCACAATCAACCCTATCAACTGGTGGTAAAGCAATTGTATTATCAACTCCAAATGGTGTTGGTAACTTCTTTCATAAGACATGGTTAAAGGGTGAGGCAGGTGATGGTTGGAATCCAATCAAACTACATTGGACTGTTCATCCCGAAAGAAATGAAAAGTGGAGAAAAGAACAAACACAACTATTAGGTGAAAAGATGGCAGCACAAGAATGTGATTGTGATTTCATTTCATCTGGTTATAGTGTAGTTGATGGTCAACTTTTACAATGGTATGAAGAAACTCATATTCAAGAACCCGTAGAGAAAAGAGGTTTTGATGGAAACTATTGGATATGGTCACAACCAAATTACTCAAAAGATTATATTGTAGTAGCGGATGTTGCAAGAGGTGATGGTGCTGATTACTCAGCATTCCACGTTATTGATGTTGAGAATGTAGAGCAGGTTGCAGAATACAAAGGTAAGATTGAAACCAAACACTATGGTAATATGTTGGTTAATGTTGCAACTGAATGGAACGATGCACTTTTAGTAATTGAAAATGCAAATATTGGATGGGCAGTAATCCAAGAAGCAATCGATAGAAACTATTCAAACTTATATTATTCTTACAAAGAGTTTGGGTATGTTGATGATGATGTTCATTTACAAAGAGCATATGATTTAAAAGATAAATCTCAGATGGTTCCAGGTTTCTCAATGACGAGTAGAACACGACCTTTAGTGATATCTAAGTTAGATACCTATATGAGAGAAAGAGTTCCTATTATCCGTTCTAAGAGATTAATTGATGAACTATTCGTATTTATATGGAATGGTAGTAGAGCTGAAGCACAACAAGGTTATAACGATGATTTGGTAATATCATTCTCAACATCATTGTGGGTAAGGGATACAGCATTGAAGTTAAGACAGCAAGGTATTGAATTAAACAGAAAAGCATTATCCCTAACAGCAAAAAATTCAGGTGTATTTAAAACTACTCCACAACAAGCAAAAGATTCTTGGAGACTCAAAAATGGTAGAGTTGATGAAGATATTACTTGGTTATTATAGTATAAATTACCTTAAATCTATTTTTTTTAATATTTATAGTGTATACACATTATAACAAATAATAACAATATGGCAGATAAATCATTATTTAGTAGATTACAACGATTATTTTCAACCCAAGTTGTAGTTCGTAGAGTCGCAAAGAATAAACTAAAAGTAGTCGATTCTTCTCGTTTACAGGGTGATGGTAATCGTAGAGGTTCTGCGTATTACGACAGATATGGTAGATTGCATGGTTCTAATTCAAGAAAGAATTGGCAAACATACAATGAAAGATTTAACTACCACTCAAACAAATTAGAGTTATATACTGATTATGAAGCAATGGATAAAGATTCCATCATTTCATCAGTATTAGATATTTACTCAGATGAATGTACCCTTAAAAATGATATGGGTGATGTTCTTCGTATTAATTCATCAGATGAGACACTAAAGAAAACACTTCACAACTTATTTTATGATGTATTGAACATTGAGTTTAATCTTTGGAGTTGGGTAAGGGGTATGAACAAATATGGTGATTACTATCTTTACTTAGATATTGATGATGAGTTAGGTATTGTAAATGTATCACCATTATCAGCATACGAAACAAGAAGAGAAGAAGGTTATGATATGGATAACCCTTACTCAGTTCGTTTCGAAGTTGAAGAACAAAACACAAACGCAATTTCTCAAAGAAATAATACTAAATTCTTAGAATCATTTCAAGTAGCACATTTTAGATTATTAACTGATACAAACTTCTTACCATATGGTCGTTCATTGTTAGAAGGTGCAAGAAAGCATTGGAAACAATTAATCCTTATGGAAGATGCAATGATGATACATCGTATTATGAGAGCACCTGAAAAGAGAATCTTCAAAATTGATATTGGAAATATTCCACCAGCAGAAGTTGATTCTTATATGAAAAATATCATCGACCAAATGAAGAAAATTCCTTATGTTGATGAAAGTTCAGGTGAATACAACTTAAAATTTAATCTTCAAAATATGTTAGAAGATTATTATCTTCCTGTTAGGGGTGGGCAAAGTGGAACTGAGATTGATACTTTAAGTGGTATGGAATTTACTGGAATCGAAGATATAGAATATCTAAGAAATAGAATGATGGCAGCTTTAAAAGTTCCTAAAGCATTTATTGGATACGAAGAAGGTGTTGAAGGTAAAGCAACATTAGCACAAGAAGATATTAGATTCGCTCGTTCAGTTGAAAGAATCCAAAAGATTGTTCTTTCAGAATTAACTAAGATTGCAGTTGTTCATTTGTATACACAAGGTTATACGGATGAAGATTTAGTAAACTTTGAATTAGAACTTACTACACCATCTATTATTTATGAGCAAGAGAAAGCAGCACTTTGGTCTGAAAAGGTATCATTAGTTAGAGATATGAAAGATTTAAAAATGTTATCTCAAGAATGGATGTATACTCATATATTTAATATGAGTGAAGATGAATGGAAGATGGAACAATATAAAGTTATCAACGATTTGAAACTCGGTTTCAGACACGAACAAATTGAACAAGAGGGTAACGACCCAGCTAAAACTGGGGAATCATTTGGAACACCACATGATTTGGCATCATTAGCACAACAAGGTGCTGACGGTGGTGATGATGGAGCAGTTGGTGAGAATATAGGTGGTTCACCCGAAGGTGGTCATCCTGGAGCAGGTAGAC